TCAATATCTTTTACTTCATTGCATTTGAAACATTTTTTACTGTTCATCCTAGTAACCAAAATTTTTGCAAAACGGAGTAAATCCACTTTGACCCGATGTATTAGTGTCAAAGATGTTCTTACTCCTTGGTCTTGACATTACACCATATCTCAATGCGTCATATCCGTGATCGAAGTTGATATGAGTGTCAATGTCCTCTGGATTCTTCTTATCTAGAGGTATTGTCGGTAGTTCAGCAATAGTTCTAACACAGTTGTTGAAAAAGACAATACGTGGACGCTCTGTGAAGGGGTCAATTTGAAGACGTCGATGTATTTCGTTCTTTCCAGACACTCTACTACCAGCACTTCTGTCAGAAGGACGCCAACGACACCCCTTCATGATCATTCTTTCAGCAATGGAAGGGCCTGTGTCGCCTCTTTTATGCCATGTAGAGCTGTCTAGAACGCCATAACGTATCTTTTCACCATCTTCAGCGTTCAACACCATCTCTGCTAGGTCTTCTGCAAGCACTTTAGTGACATATAGCTCTCTATACACCACTAATGACTCATCTGGAGCTACGGCAAACCACAAAACAGCAGACCAGCTTCCATATCCGTAGTCACAGGCTCTAAATCTAGGCCAATCATGAGGAATGTCATAAGGATCAACGACATGGACGCTTCTCTTAAACTCAGGAAACGCTGCACCTTCAGCAACATCCCAGTCACCATCAAGAAGTTGACGACGTTGTTGCTCTGGAAGCGACAACAGCATGGTTTCGTAGTCGCCTGAAGCAGCAAGATAGGGGTTGTCAGAGAGCCTTGAAGGAATGAAACGCCGCTTAAACAGCGGAAGACCTTCTTTACTATGTCCTTTTGGGTAACGAAGCACTTCACCAGTGTCAATGTCTGTTGCCCAGAAGGCTTGACCGGGTGGTGCAGGGTCAATGAACATCTTCTTAACCCAACCATGACCAGCATTGCCTGGGTTAGTCGTTGCTCTCATGTAGACAGGTAGGTCAGATGCTGCTGTTCTAAGACGAGAACGCATATAGTTCCACGCAAAAGGCGTAGACCATTGGCTGAGTTCGTCAAAACCAACCCAAACAAAGCTCAAACCCTGATATCTAAGAACGTCTTCGTCTCTATCAAGATAAGACATCCACAACCTGCCACCACTTGGCGACACCCATTGCATCTTTCTCTCACTCCAGACAATGCCGGGAATGATTTTTGGGTAGAGTTCTTGACTTTTCCAAATAAGTTCTCTTAGTTCTTCTGTTGTATGACGCAACAGAAGCCCTGAAAACTGAGGATGAGAGATGTAACGAAGAGGATCTGCCAAGATGGCATAGCTCTTCCCGCCGCCTGCGGCTCCCCCAAACAACACTTCCCTCTCAGCAGCGGCTAAGAAGGCTGTCTGAGGGCCTGGATTAGGTGTGAAGACAACATTTTGTTCCTTCACTTCCTCAGGAACATCAAGAGTGTAAGAGCTTAGCTCCTTTGTCTTTGATGGAGACGTAATAATCTGAGGCGAAGAAGTTGGTTTTTTCTTCTTTACCGAGCCTGTCTTCGTACCTCTCGATGGCTTCAAGCGCTTCTTTGTATCTGCGGGCAAGGGATCGATAGTAGTTATGACGTTTTCCCCGTTCCTGTTCTCTACGTATGCGTTGTCGTAAACCATCTTCGCTAATGCTTCTTCCTGTTTCTTTTGACAGCCATGCTGCTACATGTTTGTACGAATATTGTTTTACGTATTTCTTTGCAAGCTCAAGAGCATCAAGTTCTTTAGGGATAGGTTGGAGTAGATTGTCATCAACATCATCCACTCGATAACCAAAAGGTATAACGCGAACATTAGCCAGCTTTGGTATAGCAACATACCTACTCTTTTCTATTGGTTGTGGAAGAATCCAGGCGCCTAAATCTCTATCATTTGATGTCACAGCAAATGCTTATCCATTGTCCTTCGGAGGCAGCACCATCACACCAGAGGGCGCTGTCACTTCCACCTTCTCTGTCTTCACAACACCAGCCCTATCAAGCATGTCCTGAGCGGCTTTGAGCTTCTCTCTCATGCCTAGCTGTGTAGGATCATCAATGCCGCCAATGACAGCCATAGCCGCCTTCGGTGCGTGCATAGCAATGTACATTTGCGTTGCTTCAATGACTTCCTCTTTCAATCCAGACATCAATGCCTTAGTAGGATAGTTCTCGCTGTAGCCAGCCAATATTTTGGCTTTAGCTGGATTACCACCAGCTTCGGTGAACAACACCTCAATAAACTTGCGCTGCTGTTCTGTTAGCTCTCTTTTGCTCATATGCTGTTTTTATCCTCTTCACACTTAAAGCCAATCTGAGTGATGACGCCTTTAGCGGCAAAATACTCAAACAATTCTTTAGCGTCTTTAGCTGCTGTCTCCATACACACTTCATATGATGGATAGACTTTCTTATCAATCCTTCCCATCAACTCACAGGTGTCTGTACCTAAAATGCAAACGAGAAGAATTGGTGCAAACATTCTACAACCTTTCTGCGAAGTATTCGCGTACTCTAACACTCACTGTTACTATGTCAGTAATGGAAGCTGACCCAGTGATTTTGTCGTTCTTATCCAAGTACAACGAATTGGTCAGTTGCAAAAGGCTGTTGGGTTTCAACTCAACATCGTTAGCAAGGGCATATGATGTTGTCGTTGTTGCCTGATACCAATTCAAATCTACCTTCACAACACTGTTGCTGGTGTTGACAATGACAATGCTTTCAACATCAGCTTTGAAGGCGGCAGGAACGACATAGACATCAGCATCGCTGCCTGTCAACACCTTGCCTACACTTCTATTCTTGTTTCCGTTGTTCATGTCAAGTCCCAGAAGGAGAATGTTGCTATTGCTGTCTGTGATCCGCTTAAGGTGCGTGCAGCAATGGTGTAGGTGTCACTGACGCCAGCAAGAGTTCTACCTAATTGCATTCTGAAGTTGTAGTCTTGATTATTGTTTGCAACACTAGACACCAAATTAGACTCTTGCACGTACATGCTGTCAACAACAGTGCCACCGCTGATGGCTGTAGCTGTAACATCGTATTCAACGTTATCAGACGTTGTTTGAGCCCAACTAGGGCCTGTCAACGTAGCGTTCTTCACAAGCTGTATTTCAAACGTTGTAGCCGCTGATGCAATAGGCAACACCCTGTAGCCGTCTGGAATGACAACAGCATCAAGCCTGCTTGGGTCAAGACGTAACGACACCAAAGGCACCAGCGTTGTACTCACTGTACCCGCTGCTGTCATCCTCGCTGTCTGTAACACAGTTTTACGCTCATACCCACCTTCACTGATGACGGTGGAGCAAATCTGTCTCATAGTCCTGCTACCGTCTGTAGCGCCTGTATTCGTTATCTCATATCGAATAGGCAACACAGCCGTTGTCATGTAGACAAGTGCAAGATTGTTAGCGTTGTTGAACGTGTGGCAGACAATGAATAAGCCGTTGATGATAAAGCCTGTTCTGACACTACCAACACCCAACCACTCAAAATCTTGCCAGAATATTTGCGACTTTGTTGTGTCAATGGTGAGCCCTGAGGGGCCTGTTCCATCGAGCTTGTCACCATTCCAATTGGCCTGTGCTACAGCGTTGTTGACAACACTACCGCTGGTGTAGGTGCGTCTAACAATGTTCAATGTGGTGCCGCTACGTTCAAAATAGACACCATTCTGTGTGCTGAAATAGCCGACACGACAACGTACATTGGCATGTGCTGTAGGCATGACAAAGGTGTTCATCACCAGCAAAGACTTGCCTGGCTGATATGAAAACACCCTCTTTGTTTCTCTAACTACTTCATCTCCACTGGCATTGGTGACGTTAAGGAGAACAGTAGATTCATTAGCAGAATAAGAAACAGTAGCGCTACCAGATACAGACTCATCAAAGTCATCACTCTTTGCATATCTGTTTTGGCTGTCGAAAAGCGTGAACGGAGCGCTAATCCGAGCGCGACCAAAAGCATCAGCGCTAGTACCGCCGATACGAACAATGTTGCCATAGTCGTCTAAGCGTACTAGCGCTGGATAGCTGGTAATGCTCATTACTTCTTGATGCGACGAGCTTCAGACATTGCAATGGCGACGGCTTGCTTGGGATTCTTCACAGCCTTGCCTGTACCACCGCTACGAAGCGTCCCTGCTTTGTATTCCTTCATCACTGTCCCCACCTTCTTCTGCATCTTCGGTGTCATGACGGAGCCGCCTTTAGCATATTCAGGGTTGGGCATGATTTCGTCATAGCGCTCACCCATCTTACGCAACATCTCTTCATCACGAATCTTTCTGATGATTTCTTTGTCGGCTTGAGTAAGAGCACCTTTTTTGTTGTCATCAAAGGTGTAGACAGGCTTATCAGCCTTCTTTGGCTTTGTCTTGGAAGGTCTAGTTTTTTCTTCTTTCTTCTTTGGACGATCATATTCTTTAGCACCAATAGTGAATGTCTTATCACCACGTGTGCCTTGACCGCCCTTAGTTACTAAGCTCTCAAAAGTAGGGGTGTCTTGGACATATCTGTAATGTCCTTCAACCGGCTTTTTACTGGCACCACTAGAATATCTACCAACAGGCTTACCTTCTTTATCAAGACGTCTATAGTTAGCCATCACTTCTTCCCCTTCTTTACCATGCCGCCCTTACGCAGGCCAATGACATCTTCTCTGTCCATGATGTCACGTTGCTTATCCAAATCTTTTTCATATTCCACTTGCATACGACGACGCTCTCTACCTTCTTTGGCGGCATCATAAAGCCGCTTAGCAGTGTCTCCAGCAAGATAGCCCGCACCAGCAGCACCACCAAGATAGCCTAGTCTGCTGGCAGTACGAAGAGCGCCTCTAACAGCCGCTGCCTTTGTCTGCTTTCTACCAAAGTCTGCCTGAGCCTGTGTAAGACCTTCCTTAGGCTTTCCACTGATACCTTTACGAAGCCTCTCAATGTCTGTCTTTTGCGACTTGACAACGTCTTCTTTAACATCAGCAGCCCATCTGTTGGCATTGCTTTCATCAGGAGAACGGTTGGGCTTAGGGCCTTTGCTTCTAACGTTACGTTGAACAGGCTTCTCCTCACCAAAACGCTTACCAGAACCTGCTGTAGACTCCTTCAGCTTTTCCTTAGCCTTTTTGACAGGATTCTTCGTAGCCATTACTTCTTCCCTCTCTTAGGAACACCAACAGCCACCATAATGGCTAAGGCTTGTTTACCACCTCGTTGAGGCTTCTTAGCCTTGCTAGCTGTCATCATGCACTTCCCTGCCTTCTTGCAAGCAGCAGGGTTGGGACAATCTTCACAAGGCATAAACTTCTTTGCAGGCATTACTTCTTCCTTTTCTTCTTAGCCAAACCACCTTTGGCA